TTCTGAACTGGCTCTTAGAGAGAACGCAGGAGCTTTGTTTAGAGACATTGACCGCAAGGGTAGAATATTAATTAAGACAGCCCCTGTAAAGTTAGAATTGCGTAAGTTTGAAAAGATTCCTAATCTCGACGCAGCCTCTAAATCAGTTATAGAACGTTTCAAGAAGTTAGATGTAAGTTTAACTCCAAAGATGTTGACTAAAGAGTTGGCTACAATACGTGAAACCTTTAAAGACCTGCCTCCTGAGATGGCAACAGCTAATAAGATATTAAAAGATGGTCTTTCTCAGTTTGAGTCTAAGATGAAAGGGCCGCAGTTTGTGCAGACAGCTAGTGTAGATAAAGCAGGACGTGAAGCTCAGAACTACTTGATTAACAAATATGGTCGTGCCGGTATTGAAGGAGACTTCCTAAAGAGAGCACAACGATTGACTGAGATGCGTCCTACAATGTCTTTTGCAGAAGCTCACCAAGAACTTTCTAACTTGAAGAAGCTACAGAGAGACATGGACGGTTCTTTAGGCGCTAAAGACTCACAAGCCCATGCGTTAATTACAAAAGCTGTTGGGGCTTTAGACGACTCCATGCAGAAAACTGCTAAAAGATTAGGCAAAGGTCTGGAAGGATCATACAAAGTAGCCACCAGTATGTATAAGGATGGCCTACAAACTATCAACGGAGACTGGATTGTCAAAGCATTGAACAAGGATAACCCAGCGCAGGTAGCTCGTATGCTTGTAGAGTCCGGTGAGCAGATAGGTGTTGATTCTGTCAAGAAGTTGATCAACAAAGCAAAAGAGTTGAAAGTTGATGTCGATGGAAAGTCTCTGGTTGATAGTATAGAAAGAGTATACTTAAATAACTTGTTCCCCACACAGTCTGTGCAAGAAGCTGAAAAGTTTGCTTCCAATATGTTGAAAGAAGGTTACAGGGATACTTTTAAAGCTATTGTTGGAAAAGAACGAGGAGATCTACTAGCAAAAATAACTGAGGATGTTCAGATTCTAACCAGAAACTTGCAAGGTTCAGATAGTGCTTCTTCGTTAGCTATTCGCGGTCGTGAATTTGGTGCTATAACAGATCCCACTATCACTAAAACTGGAACTTTGTTGGCGATTCAAGGCATGGTAGACAAGCAGTTATCTCCTGCTGAGATTCGTAAAAACTTAGTACTAGTACAGCAGATGAATAAACTACTCAACAGCGGTCAGAAAATACCGAAACCTCTTGCTGAACGTTTTATCAAGAACTCGGGATTAATCGGAACTAACGCAGGTATTGCTTTAGGCGCTTTAGTCAACTAACTGTAAAAAAGCCCTATAGAATCTCTCTATAGGGCTTTGGTTTACATTTGTGTCTGTTTGCGTAGTATAGCTACGCATATTAGCACTTTGTTAAACTAGCTCACAAGCACCACCAGTACACGCTAACTCTTGAGATCCAGTAGTGTTATCCTCCTTCTCATACTGCTCAAGATCCTCCCACTCAACACCAACCGGCATAGCTGCTAATAGTTCTTCGTATTTCTCAGCAGTTATGTCCTCATAAGGAGCTTGCTGATAAACATGGTCACTATACGGCAACAGACTAATACCACTACAGAGATCGAAGTTCTCCCATATCCACTGTGCTACTTGCAAGAACTCATCATCAGTGTAGTACACAGTGATACTTGGCTTATGTTCGCACCAGTGATTCTGGTAAGTCTTCCAAAGCTGTAGTTGCTCCATAGCTCCTACTTGCTTAACTGTCACGCTAGTCTCTGGTGCCTTAACAGGAAAGCTAAACACTGCTGACGCTTGACTCATCAAGTCCTGCTCTACAGGGAATCCTTTGTCTTCCATAAATATAGCAAGTGGGTCTTTCTTGTCGCTACGTACACGTCGAATGTAATGCTTAGAGAAGCGAGGGTGAATCCCAGAAGCACTATCAACAAGCTGGGAAACAGTACCACTCGGCTTAACGCATGTAATAGCGGCAGACTGATTAATCCCAAGACGACCAGCCCATTCCTTGTTTGTTTCCACAGCCACATCACGTATTTCCTCCAACCACTTGCTTAAATCTTTAGAAGCTCCTTTGCTCAACAGGTAGTGATCCATGATGCCTGTCATGCTGACGCCCAGCAGAGCCTCTTCCTCGGTGTTTCTCTTCCAAGCACTACGTAGGTACCTAAAGTCTGTTAGAGTGGCTTGTAGGGTGCCTATAATCGCTGCAATGTGTGCTTTGGACTTCAGTGTCTCAAGAGTATCGTCAGGACGTACAACAATCTCTGATAAGTTACAGAATTGATTGCTTCGTAGGATAATCTCAGAGCATGGGTTAGTGCCGAATTCCTGTTCTGCATCTCTACGTCCGTTACGTGCTGCAATCTTCTGTGCTGCTACACGACTAAAGATACCACGCTCGCCTGCCTTAGACTCGTACATGTTCTGCATCTCTGCTAAGAATGACTCAAAGTCTGGCTTCTCTGTGTAGGCTACAGAGTTGTTGGCTAGTCTACGCTGTCCTTCCGTGTCCCACCAGTTACCATTCTTTGCTTTAGCCATGCGTGGATCTGACAGGTTAGACAAGCTAATTAGTGCTGATCTACGTACACCTCCGACCACTACAATGTCCGCTATTTTACAGCATATATCGTGACACTCAATGCTCGTGAGCTTACGTCCTGCGGCCTTCTGGAAGATACCAACACAGAAATTAAACAAATCTTCTAGTGGCTCAGGGCCGCTTGCACGTCCGCCAAATGTCTTCAGTCGTTCGCCAGCGCCTCTGACCTTGTGCATGTCCCACTTTGGAATCTTACCGGCATATAACAGACTAACCAGCTCACGGAAGGCAGAAGCCCAACCAATCTTGCTGTCAGCTACAACGATAACGCTGTCGGTAGGGTGGAAGGTTTCAGCGATTACTGGAAGCTTGTTGATGAAGTTACGCTCTACACTGAAGCCTACGCCTGTACCGCACATAAGAACGTACATTAGCTCGTCAAAGCTACGCGGTGAGTCAATGTGCAAATAGCTACAGTTGAAGCCTGCTACGTTGTCTTTAGCTAACGCTGGCCCTGCTGTCATCATACAACGCATAGAAGGCATAACTTCTAAGTTGTGAATGGCGTTAAACAACTGTAAGCCTGTCTTTTCATCTATCTGCCCACGGTCTTTCCAGAAATCTACATAGCGGTTGACTGTCTCGTCCCAGCGCTCGCGTCTGTTAAGCTCTGGAATCCAACGTGCATAGCGGCTCTTGTGTATGAAGCTCATGTATTGATCCATATGTTTACTCATATCTTGTATCCCTTAGTTATGCCCTTTAGTAGGCGAAAGATAGTCATTGTTGACAAGTCTAACTCATCACCTATGAGTCTGTAAGAAAGACCTTCTTCTCTTAAGGCTACCGCCGCCTCTACTTCCTCGTCAGACATTATGCAACGCTCTCTAGATACCTGTTTGTTAAACATAGGGTTCAGCCTATCTATCATGCATTGTTCTTTTTCTGCAGCTTCTGTCTTAGTCAGTCCGCGGTGTATAACGGTTGTCCAATCACTACATATTAAGCCTTTCCCTAGTTGCCTCATACACCACAGTTTATGAGCATCTCCTCTGTTACCTACAGCCCACGCACGTTCCTTTGAGCCATGTCCCACATAGACTACAACATTCCCTTCTGTGTGCTGGTAAATGTAATACTGATCCATTATTTATTCTCCTCCATAACCATCTTTGTTAACTTGTTTAAGTACCAACCAGCTTTCTTTAAGTCTTCTACCTGCTTGCCTTTGTAGTCATAACGCCACAGGTACTTCATGCAGTTGCCTTTGAG